TATCAAGACCTATACAATGCCACTTAGTTATCTTGATACTGACTCTACCTTAACTGCTAATAGTGATACTAAAGTTACTAGTCAGAAGGCTATAAAGACATATGTAGCCTCTACATTTAATAAGGTAGTAGAACTTCTAGCAGTTCTTCCCACAGTAGATTGTGCAGTAGGTGATGGTGCTGGATACTTTCGTGTTCCTGCTCTTCTTAACTCAATGGTCCTCTCTGCAGTTGATGCTTGCTGTATAACAGCTGGAACGACAGGGGTTATGACTATCCAGATACATAACCTTACCAGAGTGGTAGATATGCTCACTACGAGAATGACTATTGATAGTGGAGAGACTGATACGCTGACCGCAGCTACTCCAGCAGTTATTGACACAAGTAATGATGATGTCTCGACTGGAAACGTTCTGAGAGTTGATATAGATACAGCCCATAGTACTCCTGCAAAGGGCCTCTTGGTTAGCTTAACATTTGCGAAGGCATAGAGAATGAGTGATGTCACCTTACAATTTAGATCTACAGTAGCTGGGGATGACGGCCACTGGACTACTTCTACCTTCAGTAATTCTGCAACTACGTTTAACTATGGAAATGTTGGAGGAGTGTATAATTCGTTCATGCTATTTAAGGATGTAATTATTCCTACTGGTGCTACTATAGTATCTGCATATCTAAGATTAAGGGTTAACCTTGACTATGGAGTACCTTATGTAAATATCTATGCTAATAACACTGTTAATCCGGTTGCCCCTACTAACAAAGAGCAGGGGGAGGCTTTACTTCTTACTGATGCTGTAGCAAGTGATACAGATGCTATAGTTAGTGATTATGTAAGTGTTAATATATCTAGTATCATCAAGCATATTGTCGATATGTCAGGGTGGACACCTGGTAAGAATATAATGTTAGTGGCAAAGCCAACTGGTACCACAAATAATGGGCTAAATATTCACTCTTTTAATAATGGAAAAGTAAATACACCAGTTCTCGAAGTAACCTGGACTCTTCCCGCTAACTGGCAACTTCTTAACTCTGGGGTAAGTGCAGATGATGGTAGAGCAGGTAGTTACGGTGATTATACTCCTGATTTTGATAGTAACACAGATCACCTCCATATAGGGACCTATACATGGTGGAGTTATGGATATGGCTATATTGAACAACATAGCTTTCTTCGGTTTCCTTCTGTTCCAATAGTAAATGCTACAGAGATGGCGCACGCTTATCTTGTTCTAACAACTAAGACTGCGCATGCTCATGCGAAGACATTAGTAAAGTTTAATGATGTAGCTAATGCTATTGCCCCTATATCTGAGGGGAAAGTAGCAGCGTTGGTAAGGACAACTGGTATAGTTTGGAATGACGCTCTTCAGTTAGCTGGTAGGATTTATCCATCTCCTAATTTATCTACTGAACTCCAGACGATAGTTGATAAGGCTGAATGGGTATATGGAAATGCAGTTCAGCTAATTATTGATGGAACAGGGACTGGGGATACAGGTAGTGGATATGCGGAGGCATATTCTTATGATAAAGGCTCAATGTATCCTTTACTACTTATTGCAGCCTCTACTATAGAACCAGAAATAACGGCGGTAAGTCCAGAGTCAGGGTACGTAGGAGATGAGATAGTAATAAGTGGAGATCACTTTGACTTAGTTGCTGAGAATAATTCTGTAATCTTCCATACGACGGCTACAGTAGTTAGAAGAGCTACTCGTAAGAGGCTCTATGTAGACGTCCCTTCTGGGGCAACAACAGGAAAGGTATATGTAGAGACTTCTAATGGGATAGGAGTCTCTCCTAATGATTTTACAGTTTTAGTTCATCCTCCTGCACCAGTGATCTTTAATGGTCGGATAAGCATGGTGATGTGAAGTGGATATCGACTCTAAAGAACAGCTAAAAGAGATAATGGCCCGCTGTCTTCTCTCGACAAGGACATCTGCAAAGGTCCTCTTCGCCGATTCGTTCTATCGTGAGTTCGCATCTATAACTGAGCCAGTCTTTGCTGCTCTTGATGATGATAAGATTCAGAAGGTAGTGATCAAGGCCCCTCGAGGATGGGGAAAGTCTACGATCCTCAATATAGCCTATGCCGGGAAGAAGATTCTATTCAGGGAGAAGAGATTCATAGTTCCCATCAGTAGTACTGCAACAAAGGCTGTGATGGAGAGTGAGAATCTCAAGCGAGAGTTACTCTCGAATCAGATGATTAGGAAGATCTTCGGCAATCCGAAGACTAACACATCTAATGGTAGCGAAGTAGGAATGGACGACTCCTTCAGTAAGGAGATGTGGGTAGCTAATGGAGAGACTCTAATCCTTCCTCGAGGTGCAGGTCAGCAGGTTCGTGGAGTTCGTTGGGGGAACTATCGACCAGACCTCATCCTCTTGGACGACCTTGAGGACCCTGAGGCAGTTGAGAGTGAGGATCAGAGGAAGAAGCTCAAGCAGTGGTTCTTCGCAGATGTGATGAACTCGATAGATCGTAGAGACGCAAGTTGGAAGATCGTCTTCGTTGGGACGCTCCTTCATGAGAATAGCTTGCTGGCCGATCTGATAGCTGATCCTACTTGGCATAAGGTGGAGATTGACCTCTGTGATGATTCGCTGCATAGTAACTGGCCAGACTTTATGTCGGATGAAGAGATAAGGAAGCTCTATGAGAGTTATCGTCTTCAGGGTCTTCTTGATGTCTTTGCTCGTGAGTACAGAGGCCAGCCGATTGCAAAGGAAGATGCAGTCTTTAAGCAAGAGTATTTTAAGTATTATCTAGAGAGTGACTCTAGCTTTACAGAGAAGCTATCTACCTACGAGAACATAGTGATTATAGATCCTGCAAAGACAACCAAGGTCTCTTCTGACTATAGTGCTATTGTAGGGATAGGGGTAAATGTAGAGCTACCGAGGATCTGCATAAGGGATATAGACGCAGACAAGATGCATCCTGAGCAGATATACGAACGGGCCTTCGCTATGGCAGATCGTCTTGGGGCTAGGACTATTGGTTATGAAGTGACAGGTCTCAATGAGTTCATAACCTACCCTATTACAACCTATATGCTGAAGAGGGGGAAGTTCTATAACTTGGTCGAGCTAAAGGCAAGAGGGAAGAAGGAAAATCGTATAGCGATGTTGAACCCGCTATATCGCCTTGGCTACGTATGGCACAACAAGAACGTTACCCAGATCTTGGAGAGTCAGCTCATAGCGTTTCCGAAGAGCAAACGAGATGACGTAATGGACGCTGTAGCATATATAGTTGAGATGCTTGAGCTAGGAGAGCGTTACTTTGCCCCAGATAATACAGAGGGAGAGAAGCCTAGCGAAGATGAGTTCGCTGATCTTGAGAAGGAATATGAACCTGCTATAAAGAATTGGAGGGTTGCATAGTGCCAACTATACTTGATCCCAACCAGTCAGGGACTGGAGTGCTCTCTTCTGGAGATGCTAGCTATACCTATCCAAGAGGTCTCGACCTTAGGCCTGGCTCTCCTTTTCACCAAGAGCTCCTTACAAAGCTGAACCAGAGAGCTATGGAAAGCTCTCAGGAGATGAGTAAGAGACATAAGAGCTGGAAGAAGATAGACCAGACGCTAACGGCCTATATTCCCTTGGACGAGGCAGAGGAGAAGGTTAAGGAGAATGACGAAAGGAAGCCGGTCTCTATCGTTATTCCGTATAGCTTCGCAACGCTAGAGACGCTCCTTACCTATCTGGTTGCTAGCTTTCTGGACTATCCCATCTTTAAGTATGAAGGGATGAGCCCAGAGGACAAGTTTGGTGCGATCCTTCTTGAGAAAGTGATCGAGGTTCAGAGTCGAAGGGCAAAGATGGCTCTCTCTCTTCATACAACCTTTCGGGATGCATGGGCCTACGGCATTGGGACTAGTGCTCCTTATTGGGATAAGGTCTACGGACGAAGGACGAGAGTTGTCCCTGCTGGCTTTCTTTCTGCTATCTTTGGTAAGTGGATTCCAACGGGGCAGAAGAAGCAGAGTGAGGATGTAGTCCTGTATGAAGGGAACTTCCTAAAGAATATAGATCCTTACCTTCTCCTTCTTGACCCGAACGTGCCGGTGCAGGACGTGCAGAAGGGTGAGTTCGTTGGGTGGATAGACTCTACGAACTATATGAAGATCATGGAGCATGAACAGAAGGATAAGACATACTTCAACGGCCGATATCTGCAGGGAACGAGAGGCAGTAACGGAAGGAGTCAGTACAATAAGGCCTCTAGTAGTGGTAGGGATAGTAACTACAATATGACCAGTACAGGAGAGGCACCTATGTCTACATCTCCTGTTGATCAGATCTATCTCTATATAAACTTGATCCCAAAGGAATGGAAGCTTGGGACTAGCGAGTATCCTGAGAAGTGGCTCTTCTGTGTTGCGGCTGATAAGTATATCAGGTGTGCTAAGCCTCTTGGTCTAGATCATAATATGTTCCCTCTGGTAACGTGCAGTCCTGATTTTGATGGCTATAGCGTTACGCCACTAAGCCGACTGGAGATGATCTCTGGCCTACAAGGGACGTTGGATTGGCTAGTAAATAGTCATATAGCTAACGTTCGTAAGAGCATAAACGATATGCTAGTGGTTGATCCTAGCTTAGTGAACATAAATGATCTTCTCGATCCTGCCCCTGGAAAGCTAATCAGGATGAGAAGAGCCGCTTGGGGACGTGGAGTAGATAATGCGGTCAAGCAACTTGCAGTTACGGACATTACCAGAAGCCACATTCAGGACTCAGCTTACATTACTGAACTTATTAAAACTTGCAGTGGCTCTGTTGATAGTGTTATGGGCTTGGCTAGAAGTGGTTCAGAGCGCGTGAGTGCTGCGGAGGCGCAAGGGACGAGACAGTCTGCTTTGTCAAGATTGGCTAAAGCTGCAAGAGTCGTATCCCTTCAGACGATGGGAGACCTTGGATATATGCTAGCGAGTCATACGCAGCAGCTTATGTCGCAGAGTCTCTACGTTAGTATGACCGGAAGATGGGAAGAGGATATTCGTAAGGAGTACGGTGATATTCAGAAGAAGATGGTGAATCCCTTTGACATCGTAGTGGACTATGATGTGATAGAAGGAGATGGTTCGGTTCCTGGAGATGGTGACCTTAATACGATGGTTCAGATGTTCCAGACTATAGCGAGCCAACCAATGCTGGCCTCTATGTTCGACGTACCGAGGATCTTCCAGAGGATCGCGAGGATGGCTGGTGTGAAGGATATCAATGACTTTAAGAAGAACATGCCTCAGGTTCAGGCAGCTGTCGTACCTGATGCTACTGTTCAGAATGAAGCTCAGAAGGGTAACCTAGTTCCGATTCAGTAAAAGGAGAAGAATATGGCACTGGAGATGGCCAAGAGAGAATTAGAAGAGTTCGTTGAAAGTCGCGTGTGGAAGAGACTCATCGCAGATGCTCTTGAGGAGAGTGGCGCTAATCAACAGTTGCTAGAGAGTAGCGATCCACTTACTCAAGCAACAGTGATGAGTCGAGCGCAAGGGTTCCTTCATGGACTGACGTGGTTTGTAGATCACCCTGCTGTCCTGTTGGAAGAGATAGACTATACAAGAAAGACTGAGAAGAAAACTGAAGAGGAGAAAGAAGATGGAGATCGAAGATAAAAAGATGGAAGATGATGTAACTGTGTTGATGGGAGAAGAACCTCCGAAGGTAGAAGCTCCTGTAGTAGAGCCTCCTGTGGCTACGCTACCTGTGGAGACACCTTCTGCTGAACCGCCGAAGGAGGAACCTCCTAAGGTTGAGCCTGCTAAGGAAGAGCCACCGAAAGAGGAGCCTCCTGCTACTCCTGTACAGCCTCCAGTTCAGCCTCCTGTACAGCCGCCGACTGCTCCTCCGGTTGATCCTAAGGATGCTGAGCTTACGGAGCTGAAGAAGACGGTAGAGCATCTTCGTGGGCTGGTAGAGAGTGCAGCTAGGCAAGCTGTCACTCCACAGACTCAGCCAACTCAACAACTGCCTCTTGGTCCTGATGGGAAGCCTGTTGAGACTAAGGCGAGCTATAAGTTTGTTGAGAAGGAAGAGGAACTGGATAAGGTTCTCGACAGTGTCGATAGCTTTAATGGCTATATGACTAAAGTTGTTGAAAAGGCTCAGGAGAGTATGCTCACTGCGATTCCTCAGCTGGTTGCTAAGATGGCTGATCAAGTAGTGACGCAGAAGATGGCTGTCATGGAGTTCTATCAGAAGAATCAGGATCTGACAGGAAATAAGGCATATG